TGTATTCAGGACCAATCATTCCAAGTCTTATAAGCCATGTTCTAAAAGTATATTTATCATTGTCTGTTTCAATTGGCTTTGAAGAAGTATATTGTAGCTCTTTAGCTTTTTTAATTAATAGGCTTAGAAATTCTGATGAAGTTTGAATATCTCCCTTTATGAAATTGAAGGTTAGTTTTTCATCGTTAAAATCAATGCCTTTACAATTTTCCTTGTTGATGGTTGTTAGTATCTCACTCAAGGATTCAAGAGTAGAGATTTCATCAATTAGTTCTTTTTCTACTATGTTTTCAGAGCAGTCAAAAACCTTTTTAATAAGTGACTGTTTGCTATAAATCATGTTTAGAAGGTTTTTAATAGTTCTTTCATCGTGACCTTCCATGGGGAAGGATATTTCAATAGAATCAAATTCAGTCTCCGTGGTTTCTTCTGAAGAATTTAGTATTTCATCAAGTTCCATTTCATCACCTGCCTTATTAATTATTGTGCCGTCCCTTGTAATGGTAAAATCTCCAACTTCATAAGCAAAGCTTGGAACTCCTAAATATTTAGGCTTTATTCCTAGATGTTTTCCCAGAATTTTGACTTTTTCTTTTCTATCCATATTTAATACCTCCAAGTAATGTAGTACGTCTATACATCACTCAAAAGCATGTATTATGCAAGTTATATTTCAGATATTCTTATGGTTTATTTGTAAGCTGAATTTTTAATAGTTTCAGCAATTTCATAAGCAACATTTACAGTAACAGCATTTCCAGCTTGCTTATATAGTTGTGCATCGGAATTAACTTTTATAGCCTTATCAAAAAGAGAATCAGGGAATCCTTGGAGTCTAAAACATTCCCTTGGAGTAAGCCTTCTAATTTTAAGATTTTCAGTTAAAGTCCCTTGTTCACAGCTAGTATCTAAAGTTTGGGCTATTTCTTTTCCCACACGACCTCTTCTTGTTTTACTATTAGGGAAGGATAAGTTTATGCTATCGCCTACATGAGCCTCAGCAAAACCTTTTTTTGTAGCTTCCTTAATTGCAACACCGTGCCTATCTCCACTGGTTAAAGTAAACATAGGCTCACCAGTTTCTTTCATCCTGCGACCATTTTGTCTTTTGTTTATTCTTTCAGGAGTAAGAACGGCTCTTGCCTCAAGAACAGCACTATTACTAGCTGTTCTATTTACAATTCCAGCAGTATATCTTGAGGTTATACATCTTGAATTATTAGTTATTTTTGTTTTGGTGGTTGATTGATCTATAAAATAGAGTCCTGTTTTTCCACCGCCACCACCGCCGCACCCTGTAAGAGTACAAGATAAACCATTAGGGTCATAGACTCTTTCTCCTTGGCAACCGCCTATAACTTTTTTAAGAGTTGCAGAGTTTTCTCCTTGGATAGGTAATATTTCTCGTCTACCTCGGCTTCTAAGATGTCCGATAAGGAATACCCTTTCTCTGTTTTGGGGGACTCCAAAGTCTTTAGAGTTAAGCACTTGCCAGATTGCATCATACCCAGCTTGGGAAATTTGATGGAGATATTCTGTAAAATCAAATCCTCTGTGACTAGATAAAAGTCCTTTAACATTTTCAAGGACAATGAATGTGGGTTTATCTTTTTCATCTTTGCCCTTGAGGAGTTCAATGAATTTAAAAAAGAGACCACTTCGGTCTCCAGATAATCCTTTTCGCATCCCTGCAATTGAAACATCTTGACAAGGTGTTCCTCCACACCAAATATCTGCATATGGGATTTCTTCTGATTTGATTGTGTTGATGTCATCTTTATGCCATTCCCCCTTTGTATCAAACATGGCTTTATAAGATTTAAGAGCAAATTTATCATTTTCACAAAAGCCAATACATCTTAAACCTGCCTGTTCAAAGCCTAGTCTAAAGCCTCCAACTCCTGCAAAGAAGTCTATGAAGGTTAATTCTTTATTCTTCTTCATCTGAAACACCTTCGACATCTTTATACGAATATTCGACACCGTTTCTTAAAAGAAACACACCATCTGAGTTACCAACTTGTTCAATATAACGCTTCACAATAACATCCGTGTATTTTTCATCAAGCTCAATCATATGGCAAATTCTATCTGTTTGTTCACAGGCAATTAGTGTGCTTCCTGAACCGCCAAAGGGGTCAAGGATAATACAGTTAGTTAAGCTTGAGTTTAAAATAGGATAAGCTACAAGTGCCACAGGTTTCATGGTTGGATGATCCTTGTTCTTTTTAGGCTTTTCAAATTCCCAAATAGTGGTTTGTTTTCTGTCAGAGTACCAGTTATGCTTGCCTTTCTTTTTCCAGCCAAAGAGAATGGGTTCATGTTGCCATTGGTAGGGAGAGCGACCTAAAACTAAGGATTGCTTTTTCCATATACAAGTACCTGAAAGATAAAAGCCAGCATCAGAGAATGCCTTTCTAAAATTTAAGCCTTCAGTATCTGCATGGAATACATAAATGGATGCGTCCTTAGCCATAACAGTTTCCATTCCTTGAAAGGAAGCAAGGAGGAAGTCGTAGAAGGCCTGGTTTCCCATATTGTCATTTTTAATTTTTCCAGCAGTACCTTCATAATTTACATTATAGGGAGGGTCAGTAATCGTTAAATTAGCCAACTTTCCATCCATTAAATCTTCATAGGTTTTAGGGTTAGTACTATCGCCACAGATAAGTCTGTGTTCGCCAAGCAGCCACAAATCTCCTAACTTTGAAATGGCTGGTTTTTTAAGTTCTTCTTCAACATCAAAATCATCTTCTTTAATATTGTCCTTTAGAGAATCTTTAAAAAGATCATCAAGTTCAGCAGGGTCAAAACCAGTAAGGGAGATATCAAAGTCTACTCCTTGCAAATCTTCGATTAAAAGCATTAGTTTATCTTTATCCCAATCACCGCTGACTTTATTAAGAGCAATATTTAATGCCTTTTCATTTTCACTATCCATATCTACAACGACACAATCAATTTCTTTTTCCCCAAGCTCTACTAGAACTTTATATCTTTGATGGCCGCCTATAATATTGCCAGTCCTTTTATTCCAAAGAACTGGCTCAACATATCCAAAGGTAAGAATAGAGTTTTTCAACTTTTCATACTCGGGGTCTCCAGGTTTTAAATCCTTCCTTGGGTTGTACTCGGCAGGATTAAGCTTTTCAATTTTAATCTTTTCTATCTTCATATTTTTTCACCGCCTTTTTAAACTCGTCATATCTATTTACATCTTCCCAAGGAAGGAGAGAGGAATTAAAGTGACCATAAGTAGCTGTGTCAGAATAATGGATATCTCTAAGCCTTAGGTTTTCAATAATTGCTGCAGGTTTTAAATTAAAGACCTCTTTTGCAGCAAGAGTTAACACTTCATCTGATACTTTACCTGTTCCAAAGGTATTAATAGAAAAAGCCACTGGATTTGCTTTTCCAATGGCATAAGAAAGAGCGACCTCGCATTTATCTGCAAAATCGCTCCATACAATATGTTTTGCTATATATCTAGCCATATAAGCACCACTTCTATCTACCTTGGTCGGGTCTTTGCCACAAAGAGCTCCGCCTCCGTGGGAGGCAAGACCTCCGTAGGTATCCACCATAAGTTTTCTGCCTGTTAAACCTGTATCAGCACTTGGTCCACCAATAACAAATCTACCAGAAGGATTGATAAGAATTTCAGTATCCTCATCAAAAGGAAAATCTTCGAAAGCAGGTAGTAGGACAAAGGTTAAAATCTCCCTTTTTAATTCATCATAGGATTTATCTTTATGATGATGGATAGATATAACTATAGTTTTAACTCTTACTGGTTTATCACCATTATATTCTACAGTAACCTGTGCTTTACCATCTGGAAATATCCCTTTTATTAATTTATCTTTTCTTGCTTTATCTAATCTTTTAGTTATTCTATGGGATAAAACAAGAGGGAGAGGGAGCATTTCTCTAGTTTCATTGGTAGCATAGCCATACATAGTTCCTTGATCGCCAGCACCAATTAAATTATAAGGATCGTCTGTGCCATTTCGCATTTCTAGAGCATTATCAACTCCAGCCTTTATATCGGGACTTTGTTTTTGTACATATACATATATTAAAAATTTAAGTGGATTGTATCCAATTTCCTTTAGAGTTTGCCTAACAATGTATCTAATATCTAATTTCTCGCTACAGGTGATTTCGCCCGCCACGATAATTTTTCCTTTGGTCGCCATAACTTCACAAGCTACTCTAGAACCTTTATCTTTTCTAAAAGCAGCATCTAAAATATTATCAGCGATTAAATCGCATAGCTTATCTGGATGTCCCATACACACACTTTCAGCTGTTAATTGTTTTTTACTAAACATGCTATCATCTCCAGTAATAAAAAATTTATTTTATATATTGACACTCATACGGAGTGGTGGTACAATATACTTATCGTACGGCTCGGTAGTACAATTTAAAAGAGGGGGAATAAAAAATGCCACGTAAAAATTACATGACGATTAATGCTCACGAAACAGTTCAACAAATGTTTGATGAATTTGTATCCCGTAGGAAGGTACAAAAAACAGTTGCCTTAAATGATATGCTTGAAATGTATATGCTTGCCAAGGATGAAGACTTATACATGGAACTAAAAAGAAAGTATCTAAATATTGAATCTGTTAAACAAATGTTATCTGATAGAGATAGCGACTCATCTCTTGAATCTGAAGAACTATTTATCTTTATAAAATTAAGTTTTTCATATGACAATCATGATAACGAATATGATGGACATGAAACTATGCAAGCTTATATCTCTGACGAAGCAATTCGTGGTTATACTTGGTTTTCGACTCAAGCATTATATTATGGAATGTCTCAAAAGCGTGTTGATGAATATAATAAAGCCATAAAATCAGGGAAAAAGGTAACTCTAATATTTGCTATAGGTGAAAAAGCTGGTGGTGAAAACGACATAGCTTATAAAGCTGATGTTATGGAGATTATTTCCTTTAAGCAGCCTGAGACCTTACCTTCAAATGAATATCCTTCTTTATGGCATGGTGAAAGTGCTCGGATATGGATTAAGCTAAAAAACATCCAAGAAGAAAATACTCTTACAGCTAGGCTTTTTGAAGTGACCTCAACAGGTGCTGATCTCCAACAGGTTATTAATAAGAGCCAATACCATTTTGGTTATGTGAACTTAAAGTAATCCTTAAGGCGACTGTTAAATCAGTTGCCTTTTATTTATTATTTCTAGCAGTAAGTAGCCTTTCCATTACATTATCTTGAGGATTGTTTCCTGTGTATTCTGATAGAGAGTTTTCTTTTACGATTTGAAATATCTCAAACCACAGTCTATTTGTTTGTGTCATATAATTTTGACTCATAGCAACATAGGGACTTTGCATTGCATTTCCTGTAGTTGGATGCTTAGCTAGAAAACCATATTCAGTGATCGCCTCTTCGCATTGAATCCATCTTGCAACACTCATAGCATATCTTTCTAAAAGCTGAGGTGAGACGAGGGAGGAACAACCTCTTTCATGTAGCCATTTCCATGTATCTTTATAGACTTCTCCAGCAACTAAAGTCTTTCCATCTTTTTGGACTGCCTCTAACATTTTGTTTGGCTCAGGCATTTCTTCACCTTTTAAGTCTGCGGTGTTCTGAAATTCCATAACTGTAAGAGGTCTTCCACCAGGATTTCCTTCAGCTATTTTTTCTGCTAATGCTTTCTTTTTGGCTCCTGCTCCTATGCGAGCACCACCTCTATTAGTGCCGTCCTTGGCCATATATTAAAACACCTCACTTTCCACTTGCCCTATTACCCCCTTTGAAACTGCATTTTTTTACACGATGCCCCACGCCCGTTGCACTTCATATTGGTCCCGGAGATTGTGACCCCCTACCGGGTCAGCGATTATGCCAACGGTCACCACTTTCTGCGTGAATTTTCGCATGGCAGGACTTACAAAGAGCAATGAGATTTTCTCTTGCATGAGTTCCGCCCTGTGACAATGGCAGCTTGTGATGTATCTCTTCCGTTGGTGTCAGCTTTCCTTCGGCTTGACACTTCTCACACAGCGGGTGTGCAGCCGCATACGAATCCCTTATCCTTTTCCATGCTCTGCCGTAGCGTTTACGCACAGCGGGGTCACGGTCATAGGTTTCGTAGCGTTTGTTTTCCTGTTTCTCATGTTCCTCACAGAACCTCCCGTCCGTTAGGTTGGGACAGCCGGGGAAAGAACACGGTCGCTTTGGTCTTCTTGGCACTTGTTTCACCTCCCTTGGGCATAAGAAAAGCCCTGAAGGATTGCTCCCTCAAGGCTTACTTCATTCTGCTTTTCGCTGATTATATCATATCATAAATGTAACTGTGGTATCTTGTTGCAAAGTGTTGCAAAGTGTGCAGGCTTTATATTTTGATTGGGTTTTCCGGCATGGTCACATGGTTGATGGCGCTGTTATGCCAACGGTACACCGTGGTTCTGTCGGCATGGAGTTCATCCCCAATCTGCTCCCAGGTAAGGTTATGGATGTAACGGTAGCGCAGAACCATACGCTCATCGGTATTGGCAACCTCATCAATAACGCTGCGTATCTGCTTTTTCAGTTCCACAAGGTTGTCGATTTCTGCGTTTATTTTATCTTCCAGTTCCATAATCTTCATAAGGCTGCGTACAAAAGGCGCATCCGTATTTCTTGAAGTCTGCACACGCTCCTCCAGACAAGGGGATGCGATACTGCTCGACATTTCTCTCAGTTTCCCAAGTTCCTCAATATCCGAGTTGATTCTTTGGTCAAGGCGGTATGCCTGTCCTAAATATTCCTTTACTTTCATGGTTCATCCACCTCCGCTTGTAATTTGGAGATTAAATACTCTCCATCCACTGAGGTAAGTTCCCTATACCACGCAGAGCGGAAGAACCTCTCCACCTCGTCCTTCATAGTTTTTGCCGACTCATTTCTGGGCCATTTTTTCAGTTTCTTAAGTGCTGCCCTGTAGTCCTTCACGGCTAACAGGATGATGCTGTTTGCGAGATTTTCATAAGGGTCGGTCAATGGGCAGCACCTCCAATCCTGGCTTTTACGGAATCGATAAGAGCCGATTGGATTTTCTCCTTCTTCCGAAGTGCCTTCATCACATCCTCGTCAATGGTGTCCTTTGCGATAATATGATGGATAACAACGGTATCGTTCTGCCCCTGTCTCCACAAGCGGGCGTTGGTCTGCTGATACAGTTCCAGTGACCAGGTCAACCCAAACCATATAATCGTGGAGCCACCAAACTGGATATTCAGCCCGTGTCCTGCACTGGCAGGGTGGATAACAGCAACGGGGATTTCTCCATTGTTCCAATCCTTGATGTCCTGGCTTGTTTTTATCTCCCTTACAGAAAAACGCTGTTTGATTCTCTGCAAATCATGGTTGTACCAATAAGCCACAAGCACAGGCTTTCCGTTTGCACCTTCAATCAAATCCTCAAGGGCATCCAGTTTTCGGTCATGGATGTGAATGACCTCTTTTTCTTCGTTATAGACGGCACCGTTTGCCATCTGAAGAAGTTTACCGGAAAGTGTCGCAGCATTTACGGCATCAATCTCCTCAGCCTTAAGGTCTACCACCATATCTTCTTTTAAGGCTTGGTATACTGACCACTCTTTTTCTGAAAGGGAAACAGGCACTTCGTTGATGATGCATTCCGGCATTTTTAAGAAATCCGCTGATTTCATAGAAATCGTGATATCCGAAATCAGTCTGTAAATGGCATCCTCTGCACAAGGTCTTGGTTTGTAGGAGAAAATCATCTGCTGATTTCTCTTATCTGGCACAAAGAAGTTATTTCGGTAGTGGGTGATGTATCTGCCGAGCCTCTGACCCATATCAAGCACACGGAACTCCGCCCATAAATCCATAAGACCATTGCTTGATGGTGTACCCGTAAGTCCCACCATCCTTTTTACCGTAGGTCTTACTTTCAGAAGGCTTTTGAACCTTTTTGCCGTATGGGATTTGAAAGAAGATAACTCATCAATCACCACCATATCGAAGTCAAACGGAACACCGCTTTTTGTAATCAGCCAGTCCACATTTTCACGATTGATTAAGTACAGGTGTGCCGGACGCTTTAAGGCAGCAAGCCTTTCAGCTTCTGTTCCGATTGCTACGGAATAGGTAAGACCCTCCAGATGCTCCCACTTTTCAATCTCCGCAGGCCAGGTATCCCTTGCTACACGAAGGGGAGCAATCACAAGAACCTTCTGCACTTCAAATCGGTTCAGCATCAGTTCGTATATGGCAGTCAGCGTGATGACGCTCTTGCCAAGACCCATCTCAAGGAGAACTGCCGCCACCGGATGTTCCAGTATAAAATTTGTTGCGTAAGTCTGATATTCATGGGGATTGTATCGCATCAATCACACCTCCAATCTGCTCGATACTGTCAACGCAGAAAACCTGAAAGCCAAGACTTTCCAACTGGTTTTTACGTCTTATCTGTAAAGGACGCATCTTTTTGCCTGGAGCCTTAAATTCTACAAATGCCATTCTTCCCATTGGCAAAAGTACAAGACGGTCAGGCACACCATCTAAACCCGGACTTACAAACTTCGGTGCGATGCCTCCCATTTTCTTCACTGCGTCCGTGAATTTTTTCTCTATAAACTGTTCTCTCATGTCTACACCTCATTTGACACAAGAACACAAAATCACAACCATTCCCTATATATTCCTTACGCGCCTATACGCAGGTGTTTTTCACTTATACCCTTAATAAAAGCCATTTTGAATATAAGGGAAATAGTTGTGTTGTGTCGCAATCTTGTGTTCTTAACCTCCGAATTTGTAAAGTCGCTGCCTGCCGTAAATCGGCTGACGCTTGATGGAATTGGTTCGCTCCCAACCACTGATTTGGCTCATCAGTGCTGCAATGGCATAGCTGTCCGAAGGTTTCAGTTCCTGCAGATTCTTGCCAAAACACTCACACCAAATTTCCGGATTGCTGACTTCGGTACGAACCACCGTGCCTTTATGATCAGGCTGACCAAACTCACTGCCTTGCAGGAAGTTTCGTCTCTGGTACAAATCCATGCTGTCCCAATCGGTCGGCAGTAAGGCATTCAGATACTCTTCCACCATACCGACACGCTCGTCTACTTCCATCGCAGACTGCTGCACCTTCTCGGACTCCGCAAGCACATCGCCTTCAAGGAACAATTTCTCACCGGACTTCCAGATGGCTTTTGCCTCCGCCCAAAACTGCTGACGGTATTCATCAGCAAAGTTCCAGGTCTTTTTCTGTTTCTTCTGATGTACCTTGATAATCCAAAAACGGCGG